GGAGTATGATTCGTTCAGGGTTAATTTCATTAGGTATTATGCTCCTTTCTAGCATAACTGATTTTCCTCAGCGAGTAGCAGATTTCTTTGAAGTAAAATCAGTTGATTCGGTTAGTGACAGCTTGTGGTTAATTATGTATGCCTCCTGGGAGTACAGAGCTTACAAAATGTTGTTGAAGATTCGGCGTAAGCATGACCACGTCGAAATTATGGAACCCTCAGAAGTAACTCTAGAGAAGAACGGAGTTAATAAGTTGTTGTTCGCAGGAAAAAGGAGACCGAGAAGGAGGCAGACTTCTAGGCAGACTTCTAGTGGCATGAATCCGTTGATGATTGCAGTACCCATAACTGCAGCCGGAATAATTTACTACAATTATAGGGAAAAAATTCATGCAGAGGGGGCCAGGATCATAGCTAAGAATGCTAAGATGCTCGAAGAAATTGGTGCAGTCAAGAAAGTGATGGATTTATATGTGAGAGGCCAGCGTTATATTGCGAAACCAGTGGAATACGCTATTTCAACCGTCAAGCAGTTCATGCAGAGAACTAAGGATATGACTAAGGAGGTGACTTGTTATGTGCAGAAGACAGAGAAATTCAGCAACTTGTCTTTGAGTGGGATGAGAAACTCGCTTCCTTCTGTGGGAGAGAGTGCTAGACTAGTTAGAGAAGCGCTCATCAAGATGATTCAAGTATTCCTGGAGTTTATGTCTGCAATGATTCGGAAAGGTGTTGGACGGTGTAAAGAACTGGTCAGGGAAAGTTCAAACTGGACTATAAGTAGTTTGAAGGGCGCTATGTTGAAGGGAAGTGATATGATCAAGGGATCTGCCCTAATATTATTGAATAAAACTAAGAAGTTTGCTATTAGTCGAGTTCGTAGTTTGGCGAGTTTTGTATTGAATAGATGGCCGGCTGAAGTGGAGTCGGAAAATCCAGCTAAATTCTCTGGAATAGGAGAAGTGAATAGGGGCTTTTTCGTCAGAAAACCTAAGAACGAAGTCAAGCTTATAAATAGGGATAACAGAACTTTTGTTTCAGCACAATTTTATTTGAAGGAACGCCAGGTCTCAGAGTTAGAATTTTTGGATGCAGCAGAGATCTCAGATTGTTCGGAGCTCAATAAGCCTAGAGAACCTATACAAACTGGTTTTGACTTCGAGCTGCCAGATAAGCTTGTAAGATCTTACGCGTATGATCACACTAGCATAGTAAATTTGCAGCATGCTATTTCAAACAGGATGTTCAGACCGAACTCTGGAGTCGATCGAGACTGGCTCAGACGACTTAATTTAGTTACAGAGAGAGAATTTGCGAACTTACTTTCTAAGTTGGATCCAGATTTCATAGATCGCACGTGGATCTCTCCTGAAGATTTGATAGAAGGTAAGCAAGGTTTTGGGGAAGCTAAGAAGCAAGCATACAGGGACGCAGTGGCGAGACAGAGAGAAGGAATCGTGGGGACGAAGTATTACACAGGGTTTGTGAAAGCTTATGAAACTTACACTAACCCCAAACGAGTTCAGGGTAACGTGATTTATAATGATAAGAAGAGAGCTAGGCTCGTGGAAAACCGCCCTATGATAGCTGCTGGGATACCGTGGATTATCTCGAATTGGTTAAACGCCACTTTAGGAACTCTAGAACCTGCTTATAGCTACAGAGCTTCAGAGAAGACTCTTTCTCAGTTTTTGGCTAAGATGAAGCGGGAGAATAAAAGGTACACTCTATCCACTGATTTTGGCGCTATGGACGCTACAGTGTACCATGAGACTCAAGAAGTCGTGGAAAGGAAACTGTTGAGGATGCTCAAGCCTATGCTCAAACTCCGCTTGAAAAACTTCGGATTTCCAGACTCGATTATTGAGGAATCAATTAATTGGATGACCGCTACGATCAAGAGAACGAAGTTTTACACTAATATCGGGAAAGTCATATTGAAGAGGAAAGGCGGAAGAGCTTCGGGTGATCCATCCACTACGTGGGCAAACACTTTGACTACGGTCATGTTCGGGAAAACTTGCATAGAACATGTTGGAGGAGCATTTGCACTGAAAGTCTCGGGTGATGATTTGACGGCTTTTTCT